TGCAAGTAGCACAGTGGATATGGGAGAACTTTGATCTGTGTAGTGGGATTAGTTTGTTGCCATATAGTGATCATGTATATCAACAAGCTCCGTATTAGGACATTGACGCTGAGAAGTATGATGAGTTAGTAGCGTCTATGCCGCAGGGGGTGGATTGGAACGACCTGGAAAAGTACGAGGAAGAGGATAACACGACAGGAAGTCAAGAGTTAGCGTGTGTAGGTGGTGCGTGTGAGATAGTGTAGACTCTGTAGGTACTAAAAAGCCCTGTGTAGATGACTACGCAGGGCTTTTTTGTTTTACTGCGCTCTGAAGTAGTCTTTTACCTCTTGTTGTTCTTCCTCAGTAAGTTTATCTACTACATCACTAACTATTAAAGCAGCAGCTTTCTCCCTAAGTTCATCGTTTTTAAAAGTCATCTTCTCAAAAGCTAATAATTTATTAACTGCTTTTGGGTCTGCTGCCATTTTAGCCAGAAAAATAGGACTAGCCAGTACAGCTCCTGCCGCAGCTATTGCTCCCACACCTCCAGTAGTAGCTCCTAAAGCTAAAGTACCTAAAGCACCGTATTCTTTAGAACGGAGAACTAGAGTTCCTACGTTGCTCTCAGGTTTTTTAGAAGCCTCTGCAAATAAATTGAATACTTGCTTTACTCTACCGTAGTCCTCTCCCATTACTGACTTTAAGCGAGCTGCTTCTGATGGTTTAGAAAACTTTGCAGCTAAGTTAGCATACTCTTTTATATCAAACGCCTCGTCACTAAGCTTAGGAACTTCGGCAGCTAAAAAACCCTGCTTTATAGCTTGTTTTGCGTCTTTAGCCGTTGCATAAGCAATATTAGCAACACCTTCTTTGCTTTTATCTATTTGCTTGTAAGCCTCATCTATGCTTTTCATAAAGTTGTTAATTTTACTTACGTTTTTTTGATCTACTAACATTTTTCCTAACGCATCGTAAGAACCTGATTCAGCGTTTTTTATCAAGTTTTTATTTACTTCAGGTAACAGACCAGACATTCCTTCTTTGTAAGCAGCTTTTAAAGCAGCATACTCTTCCGCTACTTTAGGGTCTGCCTGTTTGAGCGTGTTTATAAAGGAGTCTTTTAAAATATTAGTAAGTTCTGCCATCTCTTTATCAGCCACAGAGTTATAGTTTGAAGAACGAACATCACCAAACTGTCTAATATCAGCAGCTATTTTTTTATCTAAACGCAACAGACCTTCAGCAGTCATCTGACTCAACTCTAAAATACCGTTAATATTTTCATTTATGTATTTTTCAGTAGCATCGTTTAGTAAAACTTCTGATTTTTTCTTTAAAACTCTCTTACCGTCTTTTATTACATAGCCTTGTGTTATCTCGCTATTGTCTTTTAGGAACTGTTGAAGACGCTTTTTTATACCTGATGTGTTTACTTTCTTTTTTCTTACTTTAGAACTAATTTGATCCAACCCTTCTCCATAAGTACTGCTTAAAGCTTTTTTACCCGCTGTTACGACATCTATCATTGCTTCGCCTATGTCCACGGGAGCGTTTCCTGTGGTATAGTCAATTTTATTAGCAATGTCGTTCAAAGCCTCTTGTGCAGCAGAATTAACCTTAATAGCATTATCTGCTACTTCTTTCCCAGAAAAAATACCTGCATTGGCTAGTTTTTCTGAGAAAACTTCTATAGCAGATGCTTGTCCAGTTTGGAATCTAGTAAGACTAGCACCTTTTGATTGAAGAATATCTTGCGTAGCTTTCAGAGATTCTATAGTGCCTGTCTCTTGCCCTTGCTTTACCGTTTTAATAATATCTGCTGCTACTTCTTTTGGCGTAAACCCTAAAGCTTCTTTAGCTGCAAAATATCCAGGTTTTGCGTACTTACCAATCCCTAATGTAGCTACATCAAAACCCGCAGAGAACAAAGCTTCTTCTGTCGCTTTTGCAAAATCTAACTCGTCTTCTGAAACTACGTCAGACAATAAAGAACCACCAAACGTACCAATAGCTCCTCCTGCTATTCCTCCTACCACTATTCCCGCAGGGCCAAAAGGGGCTCCCATCTTAGCACCTGCTATAGAAGTAGCAATCCCCGCAGGTAAGTCTAAATTCTGCATTAACCAGTTAGGGTCTTCAGCTTCTGCAGAAGTTTCTGGAAAATTAAACTCATCAATAGTAGCCTCGCCTTGGGCTAAAAGTTCTTCTCTGATCTGCGCCTCTGTCACGTTTTCTGGCAACCCAGACATAATTACTGTTCTGCCGTTAGGTAATACTACTTCAGACTCACTCATTGTTTTCACCGTCTCTTTGTCCAAACACAATCACTCTTCTTTTAGAGGGTGTTCCTTCAGGAAACATCTGCTTAACAGATAGATTAAACTCTTCGTAGTTGTCTGCTTTTTGATACAAACTAGCCTTAACTATTCCGTCATCGAGTTCTTGTTTCAGCTTTTCTAATATACCTTTGTTTGCTAAGTTGCCTTTCTTTAAACTAGCATAAATACCCTCAATAGCTTCTCTTTCGGGGTCAGAAATAACACCGCCAAACAAAGGTTTCAAAGACTTATACATTTCTAAACCTAAACGTATTTCTAACTCTGCTTTATCTGCTGATTTAACACCAAAAAAGTTTTCTAGACCTGTGCCTGCTAAGTTTACAGGGCCACCTGTTGAAACAGAATTTAACAACGCAGTCGCTCTATCGAGGTTGTTTTTTGAAGCATTCAAAGTAGGGATAGAGTCAGTAGCAGCTACCTTTAACTCTTGGAATTTTGCCTCTTGAGTTTTTAAACCTTCCGTTTCAATTTGTTGTCGTTGGGCTTCTCCCGCAGTCTGAGCAAATTCCCCACCAGTTATTATTGTTTTGCCTACAGGCTTGTCAGGAGCGTCCCCTATAGGAGAGTACCTGTTCTCTAGCTCTCCAGTTTTATTATTTAAAGTAGGAATCATTGTAAAGCTGTTTTCTCGGGAATCCCTAACCGTAAAAGTGCTTCCCTTTAGCATGGTTGCGTTTGATGTATCTTGTATAAACGAGTCTAAATTATTGGGAGTTAATACACCTTCAGCAGCTAATTTTGTAAGTTTTGGGTTCTTAAAAGTAGCCCCTACATAAGAAGCAAAAGCAGCTCCTTGAGTTTCTTTCTGCGCTTGCTCTTTCAACTGCTGAATCTGAGCCGCAGTTTGTGCAGCCGCTGCTGGGTTACCTTGTACCTGCTGTACTCTAGCCAGCTTAGTTAGGTCTGCTATACGAGTAGCTGTGTCTTTAGCAGCACCGCCTGCTGTAGGGCTGCTTAGCTCAAACATAGCACCCTGTATCCTCTCCTGCGTAGAAGGCGCACCACCACGCATTAGACCACCTAGACCTTGCTGTAGACCTCTGCCTCTAGCTGCCATAAACTCGCCATAAAAGTTAGGAGAGCCAGGCACAGCTTGTTGTACAGGCTGCTGTGTGCTTCCTACGCCTGTTAAAAGACCTTGCTGTAATAGTTGCCCTATATTTGTAGCCATTTCTTGCTCCTTACCCGTAGATTGATGAGTAAATGCCGCCTAAGTTGTCAAACAACCCACCAGCTTCGCCTAATTTAAGTCCTAGCTCTTTAGCCTGTAGCTGTTCAGCATATGTAGGCTGCTGACCCAGTAGACCGCCTAGTAGTTGCTGCTGTTGAGCAAGGCGTAGCTGGTTAGCTAAGTTCTCGTAGTTCAAGCCAGTCTCTAAACCAACTCTACCTACCTGAGACTGTAGCTCAGCACCAGTTCTACGACCAACGTCAGCAAAGCCAGCAGGTACTGCACTGGTTTGTAGAAGATTAAGAGCTTCTCTCTGTGGCTGATAACCAGAACTCAATAGTCCTGTAGCGCCTGCTAGAGCTTGTTGCTGCTCTGCTAGCGCTTGCTGCCTAGCGCCTACGTTAGCCCGTGCCATAGCTTCCTGACGTGCAGTCTCCTGCGCCAGTAACTCAGGAGAAGAACCACCGTAAGCAGCAGAGCCTAAGCCTAGACGACCCTGTGACAGCATGCGCTCTTCTAATGCTAGACGCTGACGCTCTTCTTCAGGACGCTGTGTAGCCCTTATTTGCTCGAATATAGCCGCTTGTTGCGCTGCTGGGTCTTGACCTACCTGTCCAAATAAACCCGCTGCTTGGCCCTGTAGCTGCGCCTGTAGAGCCTGTTGCTCTGGAGACAGTTCTATAGCAAAGCCACCAGAAGGGTCTGTAGTTATACCAGCCAAGCCGCTTGTAACAGTGTAAGGCTTAAACTCTGCACCTGCACGGCCCTGCTCTGCTAAAGCTGTTGCTCTTTCTTGAGCTTGACGACCTAGTGCTTGTACGTCTCCTATGGCTTCTTGGCCTAAGTAGTATTCACCACCTGTGCGCAGTGCTTGGTTAACACCAGAGCTTCCTAAGAAATCAACTATGTTGCCAAAAAAGCCATTAGCTGTTTCCGCAGGCACGATAGAAAGATTTCCGCTAGGGTCTATAGTAGGAGTAGCTGTATCAGCTACGTAGTTTCCTTGTGCATCATAAGGCATTAGTAAGAACCTCCAGTAATTGTACCAGCCGTTAATGTACCTGACACATCTAAGGTTACAGCGGTAGTTGTTCCAGTTAGCGTAGCGTTAGCTGAATCAGCCTTTGTAGCACTCGCTATCTGTATGTTGTTAAACTCAGTGTCGATCTCTGTACCTCTCACAATCTTCGCAGCATTGCCTGAAGGGAGAGAATCCTTTGTAGCAAAGTTAGTTGTCTTAGTGTAATTAGACATTTAGATAAGTCTCCCTAGTAGAGCATGTATGTCGATTTTTTGAATTGAGAATGGAGCTCCGTTGACTTCTGCTTCTAAGCCAATGGTTACTACCTCACCACTACCGCTGGTGTTAACCTTTGGAGTGTTTATGAGAATAGAAGAGGTGTACTCGGCTGTGGTATTGTACTCAGCTATACCATACTCAGCAATGTTAGCAGAGCCAAATGTAAAGGCTTGCTTAGTGTAGTTAGCTGTGTAGTCATAACCCCAGTTAAGTGTAGTAGGCGTGTTCTGACCACCAATAATAGTCAAGTTAAACTTCTTTAGGAACTTCAGGTTAGATGTGTTACCAAAGTCCATAGGGTTGCTGAAGTAGCGCATCTCGTACTTGTCAGCACCGTCCATGTAGCCTGAGTACTTAACAACGCCTGAAGAGATGCCTATATATATGTCACCACCCTCTAGCGCAGCAAACGACAAAGGATACATACCAGACCACGTAGTAACTCTGTGTGAACCATCCTCCAGCTGCCTACGCATGTCAAAGCAGTACACAGTGTTACTGTCAGGTAGTGTTAACAGGTAGAACGCTTCTTCAGAGCTGTACAGTGACTTGATGGGGTTAGTCTGGAGCTGCACCAAGTTTATTAAGTCAGTACGTACATTCTTACTAATGTCTAGCATGGGCATAGACTTCTCTTGTATAGTCCTGCCAAAGCTACGTACACCCGCGTCTGATAAAAACAATATATCTTTACCTGTGTGCTGTACTGAGTCACGGGCTATACAGCCAACGCCTTCTATGGTGTCTGTAAGCGTCATATTAGCAGGAGAAGAGGCTCCTGAGTACACCAGTATAGACTTCTTGCCAAAGATGATTAGAAAGCCATTGTGAGCCGCTAGAGCCGTTATTTCGTCAAAGCCTGTAGGCCATACAGTAGTAACGTCTAACGAGCCTGACGTGCCTCCTGTCCAGTGATGGCCATTTAGTAGGTCAGACCAGTAGACAGTGTGCTTGTTACCTGTAATGTCTGCTGCCCAGAGACGACCGTATGCTGCTAAGACTTCGTTAGCCTCTGGTGCTATACCTGTCGCGTGACCGTGTGCTGAGTGTTCTTCCAGTACAAACGAACCATCGTGGTCTGTGCCTAGTACATACTCGTGATCTCTTTGGAATAAGTAGACATGATCGTTTAAAGTAACAGCTTTCCAGTTATTAGCTGTAGGCGTGTACCCTGTTGGCGTAGCGTCTGTTAAGGTGGTAGTGCCTGTAAAGATTTTATTGTTACCTGCTGACAGTATCACTTTATCGCCAGAGTTATCAATGTACTCGTATACAGTCTCTATACCACGGCTAGTACCTAGTACAGAAGAGCCGTTAGTAGAAACCTCTACCCAGCCCTTACGCGCACCAATACGGCCTAGCTGATCAATAACACAGTTGTCTGCAACAGCAGCAAACGAAGGATCAACACCAATAGGTGAGTCCTGTGTGTTTAGACCAAAAAAGCCTGGAGCAGCTACTGTAATGTTCTGTAATTGTTTGGCCATTAAGAATACCAGATAGTTTCTTCAGGATGTTGTGACGCATCTATAGCAATAGCATCAGACAATGTTCTGTCAGCCAGAGCAAACAACTCTGCTGCACTTGTACCGCCAGTCTCTCCACGCTCTCTAGCACCCAGTGCTGTAGCAATCTGCACTACAGGTGACGAAGGTACTGCCAGAGTCTCTGTGTCTTCTGTGAAGTCTGCTGTACGTAGCACCACGTTAAAGCGTAGCTGATACACACCGTCAGGCTTAGGGTAGATGTCCACAGCGTTGTCACCAGCAGCGTTAACACCGTTGAAGCTGTAGAACTGTGGAGAACCCAGAGGCGGTGTCTCAATCAAGAAAGCGTTGTCCATCCAGCGAGAAGGACGGTACTGCATGAAGAAGTCTGAGGTGTCGTTAATAACGTCCAGCAGCTTCATTCTGTTCTGTGAACCAGTCAACACATAGTTAAAGGTTGTGTCGTCTGTGGTTACAGTCAGTGTAGTACGCAGAGCTGTCCAGTCGTAGGAGTCTTCTACAGAGCGTTTAGCGTCATTAACAAACTCTCCAATAAGTTTAGAGTAGCTGTTCTGAGAAACTGATGTTACTTCG